GAAATATTAGAAAGTTTAGAAGATGGAAAGCAACACTTTTGTATATTTGATGAATTATTTTCAGGAACAAACCCGACAGAAGCATGTGCAAGTTCTTACGGGTTTATAAAGTATTTAATAAAACAGAACAACATAGATTTTATATTAACAACTCATTTGACAGAGTTATGTAAAAAAATAGAACCAATGATGGAAAATCATCATATGAATGTAAAAAAGGACGACGAATTCAGTTTTAACTATACATATCAAATAAATAAAGGAATTTCATCCGTAAGAGGAGGCGTGAAGGTATTATTTGATTTAAACTACCCTAACTATATATTGGAAGAATCAAATAAACTACTAAAAGACATGTAATACGTCGTAATATCTAACATGTAATACGTTCACTTACTATTTAATTAATATCGTAATTAAATAATAATGATAGAAGTTTTAACAAATCCAATTACTTTACTATGTTTAGGCATCGTATTTTTATTAATAGCCTTGTTATTTTTTTATTTTAAGAGAAGTTTGTCTTTGTTAGAAAGAGCTCAAATGGAACAAGCAAAAGTATTACAGTCGTTTATTACAAATATGGAAATGTCTCAACATCAAAACATGATGCGACATCATCAAATGATGACACAGACACATATGAATAATAATAAAATAGACGAAAATGATAGTGTTATACCATTAATTGATGTGTCTGACGATGGTAATGCTACAGACGATGGTAATGCTACAGACGATGGTAATGCTACAGACGATGATAGTGACGATAGTGGCGATAGTGGCGATAGTGATAGTGATAGTGTTGACCATGACAGTGATAATGAGAATGATACAAACAACAGAACTCCAAGTAGAATACCAATAATAGAGGTAGATGAATTACAAAACGATGATAATGAAATAAAGGTAATTGAACTCCAAGAAATTAGTTTAGAAGAAATATATCCGGAAATTATGAATATTGATAAATTGAATAATAGTGACGATAATAATGATGAGAATGATAGTGACGATAGTGATAGTGATAGTGATAGTGATAGTGATAGCGATATTAATAATAGTGACGATGATGTTGTTAAATCTGGAATATATGAAGGAGATAATATTAAGAATACAATAAAACCAATAGGATTAATAGAGATTAATAAAAAAGAGACAGATGACAATGTTCCCAATACTGATTTGAAAACGTTAAACGTACAAACATTAAGGAAGATGGCAGAAGAAGCCCATATTATTGAAGCAGGTGACAAGAAAACAAAGAAGGAATTAATATCTTTATTAGCAAATAAGTAGAATACATTTTCTCTATGAATATATATATACATACATAATGAGTTGGGGAACATGTTATGCTGGATCTAATAATATTCATTTCGATTTTCCACCTATAATGACAGATGGACGAAATTATTCAAAGTGGCAACCGGGTGCTCAAATAAACGAAGAAATAAGAAAAGAGAACAATATCAAGTCTAATTGGCAATACAGAAAGTATTTAACAGAAAACGCAGACGCAGTCATAAGGTCAAATCAATTGGAGGCGTGTGATGAATGTTGTTATTGTCCTGCTTTAAGGACTGGTGAGCCAATTTCAAACACGCCATTTTTATACAAGTCGTGTATGGAAAAATCGCAACCCTATGGATACGAAAATAGTGATTTGAAGAATGTTTATTTATCTTCTTATCAACTTCAAGCTAGAATGGTTGCTCCAGCAATTACACAAGAGCAATTATTACAGCAAAAATATCCTAATCCAAACTAAAGGATGTTGAACTGAAATAAATAATAAACACCTGTAACGTTCAATAAGTATTGTAATATATTTATTGAATTTAGTAAATAAACAAATGATACAGTTTTACTATAATGAAAATACTAAGTATAGACGTGGGAATAAAAAACCTGGCTCTTTGTTTGTTCGATATAGAAAACAAAGACAAGTATGCCATTGAAAAATGGGATGTAGTAAGTTTATGTAATGAACTGGTAGTAAATTGTTCATGTGGAAAGAAGGCAAATTATTCATATAATGAAAAATATTATTGTAAAAAGCATTGTAAAGATACAAATCATCCCATTATTCCACATGATTTAGAATTAAATAAATTAAAAAAAAAGAAAATCATTGAAATTAAAGATATATTAACAACACAATGTATTGAATTTGATCCGAAGCAAAGTAAAATACTTCTTTTAGAGTATTTGGACAAAGAGTTTCAGCAGAAATATATTGTTCCATTCTCGAATAAAGTAAAAACAACTGATTTAAGTCTAATTGATATTGGTATTAATTTAAAAGACAAACTAGACAAGCTATACGGAGATTTATATATAGACACTGTTATTATTGAAAATCAAATAAGTCCAATCGCAAATAGAATGAAAACCTTACAAGGAATGATAGCTCAGTATTTTATAATGAAAGATACGACAGATATACACTTTATATCAGCCTCGAATAAACTGAAGGAATATGTTTCAAAAAAAACAACCTATAACGAGAGAAAATCTATGGGAATTGAAATATGCGAAGAGTTAATAATTAATAACGAACAATTCGGGAAACATTTAGAGATGTTTCATACAAGTAAAAAGAAGGATGATTTGGCAGACTGTTTTCTACAAGGCATCTGGTATTTGAAGGACATGATAAATATTATATAATAAATGGGTTTGATTTAAAATTAAAGTTTCTATTTAATTCATAATGGGTGAACCTGAAATTATCGATATTAGTGATTTTGATGCTGGAGACACAATTAATATAGGTGGTCCCAAGTTATCAAGTTTTGGTTCAGGAATTGAATTATTAATGAATGATAGAAAAAAGAATTCAATCGGAAGCAGTAGAGGAGGAGGCTTATCAGATGATATAGATGTGAATGATTTGAATAAGTTAGAAGACGAATTAAATGATTTAGCAATGCCGCAAAAAAGTATGAAATCTGCTAGGTCATCCATGTTTTCAACCTCCTTCAAGTTAAAGGAGGATTTAGACGATAATAATTTGAATGATGACAATGTTAGTATAAATGAGCAATTACCATTAAATTTGGGTGCGTCTACAAAGCAACAATCAAGTGACGAAAAAAAAACATGGGATGGTTATGGCAAGTTTAACGATATTCCTATTAATCCAGATATTACAAAATTACAAGCACAGCCCAGCATGAGTAAAGAGGAATCATTAAAAGAAAAATTTTCTTATTTACAAAAATTGGAGGATTTAGAAAGAAAGGGTATTAAACTAACAAAAAAATACGACATGGAATCCAATTTGCTTGAAATGAAAGGAGAATATGAGTCGATTGTTTCTGAAAAAGAGAGAAAGAATGCTGTAAAATTTCAAGGAAAAATGTTAATGGCCTGTATAACAGGAATAGAATTTTTAAATAATAAATTTGATCCATTTGATGTAAAATTAGATGGTTGGTCAGAACAGATAAACGAAAACATCGATGATTATGACGAGATTTTTGCTGAACTACATGATAAATACAAGACAAAGGCATCAATGGCTCCTGAATTGAAGTTGTTATTTCAATTAGGTGGTAGTGCTTTAATGGTTCATATGACAAACAGTATGTTCAAATCATCCATGCCTGGTATGGACGATATTATGCGCCAAAATCCGGATTTAATGCAACAATTCACAAGTGCTGCTGTAAATTCAATGGGTCAAAACAATCCTGGGCTAGGTGGGTTCATGGGGTCTATGATGGAAGGGCAACAATCACGTCAACAATCACGCCAACAAGGACAGCAACAGCAGCAGCAACAGCAACAACAAGGACAACAACAACAGCAACAACAGCAACAGCAACAGCAACAATATAATCCCCATCAACAGTTTATGCCACAATCGAATAGACCACCTCCTCAGCCAATTGCGACACAAGGTCCAACCTCAGTACCCCCTCCGGTCAGACCCGGATATGTTCCTCTTTCAAATAGGCCGGACATAAATGCTAGTCGCAATATTCCCGCATCAGAACAGTCAAGGCGTCCTGAGATGAAGGGTCCTAGTGATATATCCAATATTTTATCAGGTCTTAAAATGAAGCAAACTGAAGTAAATATTCAACAAGATAGAGATGATAAAGGGAGCACGATAAGCATAAGTGAATTAAAAGAGATGCAGAACGAGAATATGCCAGTTAGGTCAAAGCGTCGCAAGTCAGAACGCAACACAGTCAGTTTAGATATTTAGAAAAACAAACGATAAAACAAAAAACAAATACTCTAATCCAATACCCGGATCCAATACAGAGAATACAAATTTGAAAGAATAGACCAACCACCGAAACCTTATAACGAAGAAAAAAAGGAAGAGGTCGTCAAATGTAGTCTAATGCCTATGAAAAAAGGTGCTTTTACACCACTGATTTGATAATTCATTTTATCAAATAGCAAAGGATAAATGACTGATAATTTTATTTTTTAAGATAATTTTGTCTCATTTTTCTTTCCGGTCGGTGTAATATTAAAACGCATATTTTTGTTATATTATATTGTTATATTATTTTTATGTAGGTTTCATTATCTACATATATTTCATGCGAATATTTTGTACCATCTCTTTAACTATGTAATATATCCCATATAAAGAGGCACATATACCTAGCACGTAGTTGATATTATCATAATATTCGTTATTGACAGAGTGTAAACGCATATAATCAAGTAACTGTAAATATTCAAATTCTCCAGTATACACATGAATTGGATTGTAATTATCGGTATATAATACGTCATTTTGGTCTTCATCGTAACTATGATGATAATGATAATCAAATTTCATCAATACATTAGGACTATCGTTATAATTCATTTGAATACACATATCTATAGCTAGTTAGGCTACCTAACACAATATTTTTACTATAATTCAATACAATATTATAGTTCAATTTATTTTGAAAAAAATACATTTGAATACCATTTACAAGTAGAAATATAATATATATTTGACTACCATTTACAGGTATAAATATAATATATTTGATTTATTCATCCTCATTGTTTAGTAAGATAGGTAAATCATTTCTTATAAAATAGCACTCACCTAGTCGGTTCCATTCAACTTGAACCGTCTTTATCTCAACGCCATTTTGAGAAGCTTGATAGACAGATTGTTTATAGATTTAATCTATATTTGAAGTTTGAAAATGCTTGACATCATTTATTTACTCTTTATTACACCTTTTCTCATGTGACTTATCAAACAATAATATAAATATATAAATATATTATTCGTTATTACTATAATGAATAATACAGAGAATTTGTTTGAAAAACTTCCATATGAATTAGTAAATCTCATATGTGAATATGATGGGCGTATCAAGTATAAGTATAAACAAAAAAATCACGTTGATTATCATAAATTTGTAAATGTAATCCATAAATACGACGAACGATACAATATAATTACACCCGTTATTGATAAAAAAAAAGATATTATAAGGAATACATATGTATCACATGTTGACACCGGATTTTTTTTTGAGGTAATGTTTGATAATAAACCAAATGTAATGTTATGCTATGATTATAATTGGTCTTACAATAATCAATTTGAAATATGTTATGCTGATATGGGAGATACTGATAGATGTTTCGGACACGTTTTGGGATGCGACCAAATTAGAACTGTATATAAATGATATAAATATGATAGGTAATATTATTACATACAATATGGCTACGATGGATACGATGTATAAGAAGTATATTCGCAAATATGGAAATTTCTCGCACATCCTCAATATTGAAAGTTTAAGTGAAGATGAAAAACATACAATTCTTTACGATATACACGATTTAATTAATGAAAAAGAGATTGAAAAAAATATTTCAAATATGAATATCATTATCAAATGGAGGGCTTATGATAATTCTAATTTATTACATTACTATACAGGCGGTGATGGCATTCTTGGCGATGTAGCAATTTACGAGCATACAAAATTATTGTTAACTGACATAAACAAATTAAAAAATAGTGATAAGTTTAAAATTTATATTAACAAACCGCTTACTAAATCTATTTGTATGATTAACAAAGTTATTTAGGGTGCCGTTTTACACCTTCAATGGTCTAAAACGGCCGTTTTATTGGCGAAAAATAAGAAAAATGTAAAATCTATAGTATGAATTTCAGCTACTTAATACAAGTTAAAAATAAAAAAAATATTTATTATTTAGTTTTTTATTTTTTATTTATTTTATTCAATAGTTTATTTTTTAAAAGTATGGCTCTTTCCACACATAGCTCTTTTTGTTTGAACAAATATTTCATCTTTAATTTTTTTATCTTGTGGTGATAAATTTGGAATAAATGGATGCATTGCTGGATGGTCGGGTTGAAGCGAATTTGGTCCTCTATCATACTTATTTCTATCAATCATTGTATCATAATATTGACATCTATTATTTACATTAGATAAAGTGTCTCTAAATGACATATTATTTTTATCCGCAAATGTTTTTGTATGGTCTATCCAAT